CCATTAAAAAATCAGAGGCCGAACAATTAAAACAACTCACCAAGCAAGACCTCCAAAAAGCATTTGAAGCCAAAAAAGGAAACAAATAATGTCAGTCCTCCTTCTCCCTCCTATCTTTCAATTTTTCGACAACAACGGCGACCCTTTAGCCAATGGCTTTGTTGATGTGTTTGCGGCTGGAACAACCACACGGCAAGCAACCTACACCAGCGCGGCAGGAACAACTCAAGCACCTAATCCAATCCAGTTAAATGCGGCAGGGCGGCCTACTTCAGGTGGTGGGGCTATTTGGGGTGAGGGGTCTTACAAATTTATTGTGCGGGACGCTAACGGCGTTCAGGTCGGTGACGTGCTGGACAACGTAACATCATTTTCTGGCCTTGTGACGGCAACCAATGCTTACGCTGAACTGTTTTCTGGCAACGGCACGCAAACGGTGTTTACAACGTCTAGCGACCTTGGTACTGACCCAAAAGGCTTGTTGGTAAGTGTGGCCTCTGGCTTGCAGGAAATAGCGCAAAACGGCAGTTTTAGCACGGATACATTGTGGACTAAGGGTGCGGGTTGGACGATTGGTTCTGGCGTGGCAACGGCTACGGGAGCAATCTCAACTGGTATTAGCCAAATCCCTGTGCTTACGGTTGTGCCTGGCCAAGCGTATGCTGTGACTTACACCATTACCCGTTCGGCTGGCGGTCTTATCCCGTCTATTGGTGGCCAAAATGGCGTTGAGCGGACAGCATCGGGAACATACCGCGAAATTATTATTGCGGCAGCCAGCACCCCTATTGCGTTTACGGGTAACGCTTTTACTGGCACGCTGGACAACGTATCCGTTACTGAAGCAGTAAGCGAAAACATGGCTTTGTTGCCAACCAGTGCCTACACCATCAACGGCACAACCTTAACTTTTGCGACTGCCCCTGCATCAGGTGTAAGCAACATTGACGTTCGTGCGCCATCATTGTTGGTGGGGGCTGCTTCTAGTGCGGCTAGCCTAGCACAAGTTTACGCAGCTAATGCCCTTACAAGCCAAACGGCTGCTGCTACCAGCGCGGCTAATGCGGCTATTAGTGCATCCAGTGCTGCTGGGTATGCAGCGGCAAGAAACCAGTGGACGTTTTCAACCACAACCACAATGGCCAACCCTGGTACTGCTAATTTGCGACTGAACAATGCCGCATTTGCAAGCGTAACGGCTATTGCTATTTCTGACCTATCTGCAAACGTAGGCAATCCTGATTTAAGCGGATGGATTTCAACTTGGGATGATGCTGGCGGTTCCAACAGAGGTTCTATTTTTATCTTTAAGGACAACGGTAATTTTGCAATTTACAATGTAAATTCCGCTTTGATAGACCACACGGCATGGTGGGAGGTTCCAGTCACTTACCTTTCTGGTGCTGGTTCGTTTAGCGCTTCTGACGCTGTTCTTATCGGATTTTCAGCGGCTGGAACGACACTTGTATCGGGCGGGATAACCCAACTTACTGGCGATGTTGTTGCATCTGGTGCAGGAAGTGTTGTTGCAACTATTGCTAACGGCGCCATAAACACGCCAAAACTTGCGGCTGGTGCTGTTCACACTGGCAAGATTGAGGACTTAGCAGTCACCACCATAAAGATTGCTGATGGTGCTGTCACCACCATAAAGATTGCTGATGGTGCTGTCACCCCCGCAAAACTTGCAAATAACGGCGCAGAATTAGGAATCCGCAATAAAATCATTAACGGCGCGATGACCATTGACCAAAGGAATGCTGGAGCGGCACAAAATTTCACCGCTGCGGCAGCATTGGCTTATTGTGTGGACAGGTGGTATGGCTATTGCACAGGCGCGAACGTCACAGGTCAGCAGGTGTCTGGCACTGCGCCAAATCAGTTTAACTATAGGTTTACGGGCGCGGCATCTGTCACAAAAATTGGTTTTGCCCAAAGGATTGAAGCGGCTAATGTACAGGATTTGGCGGGGCAAACGGCTACGTTGGCTGTTGACCTTGCTAATTCCCTGTTGACCACCGTTACATACACACTCTGGTACGCCAACACAAACGACACTTTTGGCACACTTGCATCGCCAAGCCGCACGTTAATTGGCACAGGCACTTTTACCATCAATTCAACATTAACACGGTATAACGCCCAAATTGCGATTCCTTCGGCGGCGACCACGGGGATTGAGGTTGAACTGTCTGTTGGCGCGCAGACTAGCGGCACGTTTACTATTGGGCGTGTCCAACTTGAACGCGGAGCATCCGTAACACCGTTTGAGTATCGACCCCATGGCTTAGAATTAAGTTTGTGCCAACGGTATTATGAAACCGCTAGGGACACTAATCTTGTGTACAGTTGGACTACCCGCGCAGACACGGGAGATCGAGCTGTCGGGTTTATCCCCTTTGCCAATGACAAACGGGCGGTGCCCACGTTGTCGTTCACCGATGGCAGTTTCAGCACTCCGACAGGGACATTCACTGAGCTGGTGAGTGGATACCCCGCACGGACACCAGCATCCAGTGGTGCTTCTACACGGGGAATAAATTTTATCACTTTTTCTAGTGCAGTAGCCAATGCGGTAGCGGGCTGCTGGATTGCTTCTTCGGAGTTATAAATGTATAAACTAACAACATCATCTTCAATCATTCGCTTATCTGACAATGCTTTCATTCCAGCAGACGTCGGCAATTCTGATTACCAAGCATATTTAAGTTGGGTAGCGGTGGGCAACACGCCCGAAGCGGCAGATTTGCCAGAAACCCACACTTACCCCGTTCAAACAATTGTGTTACCTTTCCTGCCAGAAGGTTATTCGTTGCGGGAAAAAGTTTTGCCAGAGCGCGTGTTTGTTAAAACGACGGTGGAGCAGGCGCGGATTGATAAGCTGGCGGCAATTAGGGCTGACAGGGAAATGCTGTTTGAACATAGTGACCTTGTTGCAAAAGAAGGCGCAAGCCTTGCAGCCGACTCTCACAAAATTCTACAGCCTAGCTTGCAATGGGTGCATCAACTAAGAAACCCGTTTATGCAAAATACTGAAGCGGCTTTGAATGCGCTTACCACCGTTGATGGCGTGCTGGCATACCAACCAAACTTTGCACCAGAAGCGTTTCAGGCGTCTTATGCTACGCTTACCATGCGGCAGTTTTCATTGGCTGCTGCTAATGGCGGACTAATGGATTATGCAACAGCGGCGGCCTTTTTGGAAAGCAAAACTATTCCTGCTGGGATTGAGGCGGTGTTATCAACACTATCAACGGGTGACGCTAACAACGCACGGTTAACGCTAAAGTCCATGACCATTATCCCCCGTAATGACGCTATGGTATCCTCTCTGTTGGGTGCAGCTTTTAGCATGACAGAGGCGCAGCTGGATTCGTTTTTCCTAACCGCTTTTGAGTTGTAGCCGTGGTAAGCCCTATCGACACCATTGTTAGCTTCTTAAGCCTTCAGGACGACCAGGGTACCGATTGGTACGGATGGTCGTCAAACCAGCTTTCCCACGCTTTTCTGGGGGCGTTCTTTTCTGGTTTGGTGTTGGTGCTGGGTGGGGCATGGTACTACGCGATTGCCTTGCTTGTTGTGTTGGGGATGGCCAAGAAACTGGCGGACTGGTCAAAGCAAATCCTCACCTGGAAAGTGGTGCGGGATACCATTCAGGACTTGTTGTTTTTTATCAATGGCGGTGTGTTCAGCCTAAGCATTTTGTATGGCAGTATCCTATTGTTTGTTGGCGCTACCATCTCTGTATCAACCTTGCTTGCGTCTGGCATTGTTGCGCGAATTGTTCAATCCAAACGGGATAAGGCCAATGACTAAAGATATTGCAACCCAAGTCGCAGTGCTAGCAACACGGTTGCAAGCTGTTGAGGATGTGCTTCATCAGGGAATAAAGGACGTTAAGGGCTTTACCGACAAGAGCATTGCTAAGGAAACTGAAGTGGCCTTGCGCGTGCAACAAATCGCCAATGACTTGCGTTCGTTGCTTAATTCACTGGCCGAAATGAAAAGTGAGGTTGATACGCACAAAATTACCCACGAAAAACGGCTAAAGGTAAACGAACATAAAGCAAACGTAGCTTTGGTATGGCTTGCTTTCTTGACTATTTTTGAGGTTGCTTTACTATTGTTTATAGCGTCTGGTGCAGATGCAGCCAAAACCGCTGGTGAGTTTACTGGCGGAATGGTAAAATCACTTAAACCATAGGGGGAAACATGTCACGAATGACTGGCGGCACCAAGAAGCCAATTTCCAAACCAATATCGACAACTGCAAGGGGTGGCAAAAAACCAGGAACCAAAAAGAGCTAATCCATGTGGATGGCCATTGTTTTGGTTGGCGTGTTTGCCCCTAGCTTTATGAATCTTTTGCATTTGTGGGATGTGCAAGAGCTACACTATTTTGGAATACTAGCAGCTTTTAACGCGCTTGCTTACAGGGTAGCCCACCCTCGCCCGCCAACAATTTGGGAGCGTGTGGTTGCCGTTATATTATTTACAAAGTCAATCCTTTGGTCGTTGGACACCGCCTCTGGTTATTTGTTTGACGTACAAATCAATTATCCGTGGTGGGGCATCATAGAATTTAGCCTTTTATTTGTGATGTTCCTTAATTCTTTCATACAGGGCTGTACAGAGAAAACAGGGTGCTTTGTATATGTTCGTAAGCCGCTAACCTTCCAAGACCTTCTGGCGACCATTTTTGGAGGTTGCCTTGTGACGACCGCCACGGAATTTCAAGGCAAGTTTTATGGATTCCGCAAAGGCAAGCTAATTGAGCTGACCGACTTTGATAAGACCAAGTATGAGCGGCGAAATGCGCCGATTCTATTGGGTGAAAAAATTGTGGCCAACTTGGGTAAACCCTGGCGGCCTTGGCGCAACTGTGTTCTTATTGTGTGGAGGTAGCGAATGTCTATTCTTAGTGACGTTTTGCAAGGCGTTTCGACAACCCTAGCCACTGCACTAGGTGGCCCACTAGCAGGTGCTGCTGTAAGCATGTTGGGTAAGTCAATCCTGGGGGATGAGAACGCCAGTGAAGACAGCCTTGTAGCTGCGATTACAAACGGTTCGCCAGAAGTTTTAGCTAAGATTAAAGATACCGAGGCCAATTTCAAAATTGAGATGGCAAAAATTGATTATCAGACCACAAAGCTGGATTTTGATGACAAAGCCAATGCACGCACCCGTGAAGTAGCAATTCAACAAGCTGGCCGCACCAGTTGGGAAATGATTGCCATTGCGATTTTCACGATGGCCTCGTTGCCCGCTTGCCTGTATTTGTTGTTTGTGGTTGATATGCCGCAATCCGCCCAAAACGCTATCATGATTTTGATTGGTACGATAAGCTCTATGGTGAGTACTGTGGTTGCTTACTATTTTGGTTCCAGCATTGGCAGCAAGCAAAAAACAGATATGATGGGAAAATGATTAACATTTGTGAGGATTAACCATGCAAGCAAACGTAGCGCATCAAATTCAAGAAGGGTTAGATTGCCCCCACTGGAAAATCATTACTGTCTTTGCCAAAAGCGATTGTAAGAATATTACAAAGGCAACGGCGCGGCAATGTGTTGACTGCGGAGAAATTTTAGATAATGCCAAAAATTGACGACCAATGCGGCAATCACAGCAATTGCCGACACACTAAGCCAGACTGGGATGGGTACGGCGCAGAGCCTATCAATCAAGATTCCTTGGCACTAATGCGGGAGTTTCTGGATACCCTTCCAGACAAAACGCTATCTCCTGGGTTTGTTTCTAGTGGCGAAGCTGAAATTGACTTTTATGTTGATGGACCAATTAAAAAAGCGGCGTTAATTATAGAGGCATCCACCAATGCAGAGTTGGTTTATTTTGCTTTTACAGGTTTTTTTTCTGATATTCCACAAACGGATATTATACCAAGAAAAATCCATGATAATGGTACGGTTGAATTTATCTTGCCTGAGCCCATAAAGAATTTTCTAATAGAGCAAAAGTATGCCAATCCCTAGCCCCATCATCGACTTTATTCTGCGGCACGAGGGCGGATATGTCAATTCAGAATTTGACCCTGGTGGCGAAACAAAGTTCGGCATCAGCAAGCGTAGCTATCCCGACCTGGATATAAAAAGCCTGACCAAGCAACAGGCCACGGAAATCTATGAACGCGACTTTTATAACAAGGTTCGCGGGGATGACTTGCCCGTATGGCTTGCCCTGATGGTGACCGACTTTGCGGTGAACGCTGGGATTAAGCCAGCGGTTGCGATTCTGCAACGCCTGGTTAATGAAACGGATGACGGCATCATTGGCAAGAAAACCATCGCGGCCTGTAAAAATAAAGCATCGGGTACTCTGCGCCAAGCATACACCAAAAGCAGAGAATCATATTATGCCGCGCTGGTGGCCAGAAGGCCTGACATGAAAAAGTTTCTTAATGGCTGGAAAAACCGTACAAAAGATTGCGACAACCTGGCAGCATTTTTAGACTTGCATCCATAATCTATTAGCCGTATAATCCATTTGGACGCTTGGGCTTTCTTCTTGAAATCCTTGGTAGGAACTTCTACAGATACCCAAGTTTTTGATGGTGCTGTTTCATTGCCGCTGCGGTGGGGCAGCACCATCATCCAATCTTAATTAAGCTAGTTTTAAGCAAAAAAAGCTCCCATTTGTTAAGCGGCATTTTGACGCATGTGCTGCGGTGTTTGCCATCCTCTGCTTCATAAGTCTGCCAAGTCCTGGGGTGAGCCCCAATTAGTCCAGCGCAATCGGCTTGCGTTAATCCAAGAGAAAGCCTGGTGCTTCTGATTTTATCGGGGGTCGGTTGTGTCAGCATTAGACTTTCCTCTCCATAAGTGTTTATTGGCTCCAGCCACAAGGTCTTGCAACCAAAATGCAACCAGCAGCACGGCGGCAAACGGCACAGCGGCCATGCCAATCCCTATCCACAGCAGCATTCTAAATGTAATGCGTTCTCTAGCCATTCCTCTCCATAAGTGTTTATTGGCTCCAGCCACAAGGTCTTGCAACCAAAATGCAACCAGCAGCACGACTGCAAATGGTAATGCGATGTAGCCAATCCCCATCCACAGCAGCATCCTAAATGTAATGCGTTGTTTAGTCATTGTTATTCCTTAGCCAAAATTCTAGCACCTGGATTGCAGCGTCCTTTGGTAGCTTGTTAATAGTCATTCTGGCTGACTCGAGTGCCCAGCGAAGCGACTGTTTTTGCTCGATTGGCAAATCCAAATCAAAAGTGTAGATAGCTAAAATAGTAAACATCTCCTCCGCCAACTTACGATTATCATCGTTCGGCACGGCCAGTAGGGCATCAACTGTTGTGCCTAAGGCGGTAGCCAATGCCTTAACATCATAGATGCGCGGGCTAGCGTTCCTGCCGCTCTCTATTTCTTCAATATGACCCGCCGTGGTATTGGCCAACTCGCCCAGCTTTCCCAGGGTGAACCCCTTAGAAACACGCAACGCTTTAATTCGTTGGCCTATTTCGTTGTTATTCCTAGTCATCGTTATTCTTTCTAATAAAGTTACTCAAAACATACCTAATGTTGGTATCATATTTTTCCCTAGCTCCGCCAAATTGTTTAAAAGATGTTATGGGATTCCCATGCTGAAAAAGGATGGAAAAAATAGTTTCCATGCCATCTTTTGATTTGTCACGCCATTCAAACAAAATTGATGGGTAGCACCCTACGGAAATACTTGGAAAGTCAAACAATTCCAAGCAGCTTTGGTTGTCAATAAAATCATTGGCATTGGCCAGTGTTTTGCTTGAAACTTTCATGCCTGCATCCTTAGCTTCACGCAGTGCTTCATCTAGCAATGCACGGTATTTTTCTCTAGTGTACATCGTTATCT